GTTCTCACTATTATATAGCACATGATTTTCTTTTACCAGGTTCTGCTTATCATAAAGCATATCATCCATAATACCCTTTAAGCTCCGCAATTCTTCTTCAAGTGTTTTGTTTTCGTTCTGTGCGGCTTCATACTTTATCTTGTATCTTTTTATATCTTCAGTTAAGTCGAGAAATAAATCACTTCCTCTAAACCCCTCTTTTTCATATTCTAACATTAGTTTCCTGGTTCTCTTTGTAGCCGGACAACATTTCCAATAAATCGGGACAAAATAAATGAGAAAAATTAAGCCGTTTCTAAGAACTATTTCTAAGAAACGGCTGCTCCTTTGAACAAGGATTATTTCTGCTTTTAGGCTCTCTCTTTTTTCTGCTCTTCCCGTCTCTTTTTCGCTTGATTTAACATTAATTGTGTCCCTGCCATCATAGCGGCTGTATTCATCATAGTGATCCTTTTCCTGCCTTCATTAAAATTCGGCAATGCTGAATTTACATTCTTGATTGTAAAGAACATCACCTGCATACAGTTCGCATGACGGTAAAATCCAGCAGCCAGTCGGTACAACACCAAAACAGGTATAGGCTTTGCCTTCATAAATCTGGAATTTATGCCATTCATCCCTGTATAAAAGAGTGGCATAAGTACTGGTAGAACTTAAGCTCGTTCCGATTTGAACAGCAATTTTCCTCAAAGGATATTCATTGGTTGCCACCTCTCCAAATTCTAAATGTAACTGGATGATAACGCAAATGGAGTTGCCTGAATTATTTCGCCACACAGGTCCATATGTAATATGGGAAGCTGTGGCGAGCCGGGTACTTCTAAGCTCATAGGACTGGGTAAAATCCAGGCAGTTAAGCCCGCTTACTTTTTTTATCGCTGATAGTTTCGATGTCAGGAAAATCTTATTCCTGATTTCATCATAAACAAAGGCTGTGTTGGCTATCTGGATTGAATTATTCCCAAGACTAGCCTGTGGGGCGGTTGGTGTACCCAATAAACTTGTATTTCTTCTTATATGGTAAAGCGCACTTGGTGTAACAGCTTTCGTATCATCAAGGCTATCTGTGTCATTTGATAGCTGTACAATCCCTTTTTGAGATAGCGTAGCATCTTGAATCTCCTGTTGTGGCGGAAGTTGGCTTTCCGGAACCTTTCCGGCGGCATCAAGCTGGGCGATCCCATTCGGCTGTCCGATGGAATTAGTTGCCTCTTCCAAGTGTTTTTTATTGTAATAGGTATTGTTGAAAAGCTGTTCAATCTCTACGGCCATTTCCTGGCCGTCTGCCATGGTTTCCCGATCCCACTTCCGGATCTGATCCGTATATTCCGGGGGATTCTTTTTATCACAAAATGCCATCTTTTAAGCCTCCTTAAAATATTTCCGACATTTCATAACTTTGGGGGATATCTGCATCCTTCCCCTTACGTGAGAATGTTCGGTAAGCAACCAGATCCCCTTCGGAATCGAATAGTCCGATTTCTGAGATTTCTTCTCCAACCAGTTCATCCGCTCCAATCGTAGCAGCATAACAACAGGTCGTTTGCTCTGGGTTAGTAAAAACACGGGATTCTATTGCCTTCTGCAGCAGCTGATGATAAAGATTTATCTCAAGGCCAGTTGCCTCCTTTGGCTGTCCATTTTCATCAACTCCGCCGTTTCCCCATGCCATATGAGTAATGGAAGGGAGGGCAATTTCCCCCGCATGGGCCTTACAAAGCTTTTTTCTTCCGATCACTGTCATAATCCCTGTGACTGCCATAATAATCATCCTTCTTTCTATCAAATTTATAAGAGTGTTGTTCCGCCGTTTAGCTTCCGGCTGTTATCTAAATACCAGGTTCCATCTAATATATTTAAAACCGTAACACTGGCTTCATTACGGATTGCTTCTGAGATTGTCATGGAAAGCTTTATTCTGGCCGGAAGCAGCTTCTGCGGGATCAAACGATAGTAAGGATAACATTCCAGCAAGAAACGAATCCGGTTTCCGTAGCCACTCCATACCTCGTACCCGGCAAAATAGGCAAATAAATAATTATCCTTTGCGCTTCCCGGTTTGATTTTCCGGATCTGGCTTTTTAAAGTATCCACATTGATAAAGAGGGTGTCATCCAAAGCACAGTATATTTTTACCAGAAATTCCGCCCATCGCTTACGGTCCAACATATAGTAAGGAATGATTTCCCCATTTACTTCCAAAGAGATCAGGCACAGCTTTAAGCCCTCCATTGTTCCCGCTTGGGCTGCAATCAGTGCTTTCATGGAAAGTCTTGTCCGGTAGCTTTCTGCTGTTTCATTTAAAAGCCGCGGCATATCCCGGTCCTGTCCGTGCACCGGAAGCATGATTGGACTTGCACTGGCTACGTTAGCCTCATCACGGATCCGAAAGACATCTTCTTTCATATGGTCAAAAATGCGACCGATCACCTTGAAAAAGATGAAAAACTGGTTGAGTACCTGCCTGCCCTTCTTTAGCGGTCCAAACAGAAGGTCATACATATACTCTCCAAAGGTATCAAACCGTTTCATTGCTTCACTCCCTTATCACATTGACTGTCACACTGCCAAGAATCAAGACCTTGTCACGGGATAGCTTCACATCCTGATCGGGTTCTATGATCTGGGCGTTCGTAGTTTCCTTATAGCCATTTCGTATGGCATAGTTTAAATCAGAACAGATTAGCTCATAAAGCTTTCTGCCCTTTCGGACGGAGAGGTATTCTGATATCAATGAGGCGGTTTTGTTTCTTGCTTCTTCATCTGTGATCGTGTCACTAATGGTGATATTGACCATGATGTCCTGTGGAACGGTCACGGAGCTTTTCACGAGGACATCATCATAAGGTCCCGTGATCTTACTGACTGCTTCCCGGACATTTTCCAGAAGTCCCTCGGTCGACTGGCCCGCCGTACCTGTAACAATCACATCCACGGTACCCTGCCCCCTGGGGTGGTTACAATCAGCCTGGGCAAATAGAACCCCCGGCACACTTTCGGCAGCATTGATAAAGGTGTCTTCAATAGCCCGCATGGCAAGCTCTGACCAGGCTCGCAGGGTCCGGCTTCTAAGCCCTTCATCATCTTCCGTATCACTGCCTTCCCTGACAATCCATTTTTCTCCGTTATGAATCTTCAACTCACCAAGATAGATCAAACTGCGGGTGATCTGCCCCTGGGAAACATTATAGCGGGAGCCTTCCTTTTCCGCTTCGGCCAGGACATCCACACTCAAAGCCCCTTTCTGCAAAACGGCACTTGATAAGGTGATAAAACGGAGCTCTTCTCCATTGATATCCTTTTCCGTTTTAAATATCTGGCCTTTCCCGATCTTGATTGCCTCACCGCTTGCTTCCAGCCGGGTCAGGGTAATGTATCCCTGGGTTTTCTGTGCCGCCTTGCGCTTTTTGGCATAATCAGCGGACTTGATGTCAAGCCATACGCCGGAAGCGTGAGAGATAAACATATTGTTAAGAACCGTTCTTAAAAGCTCGGTAAATTCAATTTTGACCCGGAGGATAATCATTAAAAGGGTGTAAAAGATCCCTCCGGAATGAAAGTTTGTTATAACGAAACCTTCCTCCTTCAGTTCTGCGACGGTTTCGTCTTTCAGCTCCATTAAATCCGGAACCGGGAGAATCGTATTCAGTATTTCTTCATCAATCAATTGCTTTCACCTCCACACTGACGGCATCAATGACTACGGTAAGTTCTCTGGCTTCTTCTTCCTCCGCAAACCGGAATGAGCAGGAAAGGAAGAAAGTATCATCTTCGTGGCTAACGCTTACCTGGATTGTTTCCGGAAGAATGACCTCCCGTTTCTGCAACCCCAGCTTCGCCCGTTGGATCAGCTCAAGCCGTGTAAGCTCATCATCGTTTGACTGAATAAAATCGTAGAGCCCCCAGCCAAAGGCTGCATCATAAAATAAATCCCCCGGCTGGGTAAGTGCTTCCAGAATGATGTTTTGATAGAGGCATTCTAAATTGCTGGTCGTAGGGGCGTCTCCATTTGCCGCAGAAGTAAGTTGCCAAAGATCATAAAGCCGGATATCTGTATCAAAAAGACCCGTCATAGGCTTACCTCCCCGATGATCGCAGGGGCTATATCTCCATAGACCAAAGAGATTGCAACAATTGTTCCGGCTTCAAATGCAAGCCGTGAGCGGATTCCCGGTATAGGTGGAAACGACTCATCCAGATTTCCAAAACGATCAATCACCATAAGGCAATACTCATAATAAAACGCTTTATAGTGTGCTTTGTATGTTTCTCCGCTGTCTTCATTCGTGATCTCCAGTTCTGTTATTTCGTAGGTATCAGAGAGCTTTTTCACTGTAGAGATTTTTGCCAGGATAACCGCAGGAAGCTTTAAATGTGCATAGTCCTGCGAGATCGTCGTTTGCATGACGGTTGCCATCATTTCTTTAAGCATGTTGCAGCCTCCTTTCTGGTTTTCTAAAAATCAATTTTCATCAGGAAGTAACGAGCCATCAGCATAAGCTGAAAGAACATCGCCTAAACCCATCTTGTCAACAGTTACCACCATTCCGTATGCAATTCTAACCAAGTCCATCTTGGATACATTC